TGTACGTTCTTGGCGACGTATTCAGTTATTTTATTTTTTACCTCGCAAAACTCAACTAGGAACCTTTCGGGCACCAAGTCAAAAAAGCAGTTCTCGTAGGTATCCACTTGGGAAATGCTCAAAGAACGCCTGAAAGCCATAATCTTCTTTGATACGTCTTCCCAGTCGTCCTTTAGGTATTCTGGGATTGCGTCCCCAATCTTGCCGCCCTCAAGATACAGCGAAATATACTCAATATCGAGGTCTCGCAGGTAAGGAGCGTATTTCCAAGTTTGGGTGAGTTCTGGTGGGAAGCCGTCAAGGTCAAAGATTAGCTTATTATCAGCGTAAATGCCGACGCACTCGGTTTTATCGTCAAGAGTCTGAAATAACAACTTAGCCTCACTAGGAGCTTACTATATCACCAACAAAGTCTAATGTTAATGGATCAGTGTCGGCTGGTCCAATAAAGTCTTCCTGTATTGCCCTTAGAGCACGCTCATATGCTATATCAGGATTAGTCTGTAGAGTCAAGTTATATATGCTCATAGCTTGCTGGAGTTGATGAGCCTTTTGCTTTATGGTTGCCTGAGACTGTCGTTCCATTTTTCTGATTGTGTAGAATGTTTTTAGTCTCCAGCGATCTCCGTAGAGGCTCCTAAACTGCTCTTCGCTGATTTGGTCACGTTGTATGCTTGTAGTTTGTGGTCCGCACTCATTAGCAGCAGAAGCCAAGGTCTGAACAAGTACGTTTTTGCGGGACGAAACATAAAAGTTGTAAAAAGACAACAAGAACTTCTCAAACATTGCGACATCAGTTGCCCAAGTCTCAAGATAGTCTGTCTGGAACATTGCAGCAAACGTATCTGCCTGATCATTCCTGCGAAACGTGGGAACCCAGTTGTTACCTTCTTGAATCTTATATCTCAAGTACCCTTCTTCTATTTGATCGTTCCCTTCGGCGTCTTTATACTGGAAAAAAGCGATTCTGCGGAGAACATTTTCTAGTCCCGGAATTTGCGAGAATCCATAGGCTCTAGGAGGCAACTCCACATCGCCAACAAGAGGGTCGCAAACATACTCAACATTGTCTCCCGTCTCGATGCCCTCAATTGGGACCCCAAGCATATATTCTATCATTGCTGGATTTCTTAAGTCTGCTACGAGTCTCCATGGGATATTCTTATCAATCGCAAAACCGTATTGAGCAGCTAAATTTGCTATAAATGAGAAGTTGCGGTCACCAAACTTGTACGCCTTGTTGAAGTCGTCGTCATAACTATCATTTGCAATTTCGATGACAAGCCCAGACATATAGATTGGAGCATATGACCCCTCTATAAGACCTGACATCGTCACAGGACCCGCTTTGGTTATAACCCTCTCAATAAACTCATCTACTCTATTGATAAAAGAGTTTATGTTTCTTACTTTTTTATTGTTGCTCCCGAAAGACATAAAATCATCGGCAAAAACTGGATAGACCTCTTCTCGCATATATCTGTCGTATTCATCCTCAATCGGACTCCAAGCTTTTATAACAAATGGCTTCGCCCAAGGGCTGTCTCTGAAGATTATGTTGTTGTCTGCGAGTTCTCGTATTTTGCGGGCGAAGTCATACCATGCATCAGCTACAAAATCTAGAGCATATTGGTTTTGTCCGCCTTCTTTCACAAATTGTAAAGATTTTAGAGTCCTAATATTAGGAGTGACTGAATTTCCCTTATGATTCACTATTCCATAGAATCTATCTGTTGTCCAGGTCTCTATGAAGTTCTTTGCTAAGAAATCTGGAAAGATGTACTGATCATACTTTTGTCTTTCGTCAAAAATGTCTTTTGATCCAAGAGCATTTGAACCATAAGAGTAAAGTTCAGGCTTTTGATTTGGGTCTATCTTTATCTGTGTAGCCATCTATAAGCCCCCTAATTAACCACTCTTAGTTCAAATACACAATCAAGCTCAGTGCTGTACCCTCTGTTGCTTATTGTGTGGCTTGAGCGTATAACACGGTAGTATCCACCAATACCTAGAACTGGACCAGCAAAACTTCCCAAAGATGGACGACTATCAACAAAAATAAGATCGCCGTTCTTATGAAGAGTGTTCCCAAACATAGAAATATTTACGTTCTGAGGCAGAAACAGAGCCTGGATTTGATCTTCCGCATTATTAGACTCAATGAGCATTTCTTGGAAGTATTGTGTATCTTGACGAGAAAAGTTAAAACTCTTCGCCAGACCCCTATCGGTCCCAATGACATAGTGAAAGATATTTTCTGACTCATCAACAGAGCGGATACCTTTTCTATTAGAGTGCGAAGACCTACGACTGAATACATTGTAGTAGTGGTGAAACTTCTGTCCAGAACTGGCTAGCGGGTTCATTTCACCTTCACCAATCTCTCCAAGTTGCTCAGTCCCCAAAACAAAGTCAAAATCTTGACCTTTCTTTGCTGAAGAAGCCACCGTGTAATCAAATGAGATTCTCTCAGAAACATCAGGATTTTGATTTATTGCCCTAGCTACAAGCCCAAGCATATCATCAAGGAAATTTCTAAAAGGATACGCCTTAAGCTTGTTGGCTACAACACGGTTATAAAAGAACTGGCCAAAAGTATCCAATGTTATGGGAAGATCATATAAAGAATATGAAAATCCCGATTTATCCTCAACATTGCCCAGAATAACACTAATGTCATCTCTAAGTTCAGCATTTTTCATCGCTCCCCTTAAGATGTCTCCAAATCTCATATAGTAAACTAAGACTGATGAACTGTCTTCTAGTTCGATTATCGCATTTGGATCATATAGGGAAATGGTCTGCCCCCCTTGAGGAGGAACTGAGGCTCTTGCTTCTTCATTTATGCGTCTGATTTGCTCAAGACGCTCTCTTTCTTCAACCTTTTTAGGGTCTAGTATTATCTTAGCCTTTGCTTCTCTTTCGTTCTTGATTTCAACACGAGCCTTATATACTGTTTCGCTATTAATCATTGTTCTCAAAAAATGAGAGTACAAATCTCTAAGACGAATAGCCAATGCTCTTTCATAAAGAAGAACAATATATTCTCCTCTTTGGCGGATACTTGATATTTCTTGCCCTTCAGGGTCTTTTCTCTCTAGGTTCGCTATTTTAAGCTCAGTAAGTGCTAGTTCCTGTGCAGCCCTGAGTCCTGCCAGGGTTACAGTTAATGAAGGTTCTCCCTGCGTGGTCCTCCCTTGAGCAACACTATTTAAATATGGGTCACGGACTGCTAATAAATTGACACTAGCTCCATTCGCTTGAGCACGACTAGTCTCTTCAGCACTAGCACTAGAAGTATCAATAGTTTTATTATCAAAATTTCTGAACCCAGCCACTGAGACATTGGTATTCTTGTTTAGTAGATCTTTCAAGTTTCCGCTATAGTTGTTTGATCCAAATATATCTGAAGCTCCTGTGGCAAGATAGTTGTCGCTTGAGCCAAGATATTTCAAAGATAGTGTTGCTGGACCCTCTTGTTGGAAATCTACATTATAGTCGTACAGATTTAAGAAAATTGCTCTTGAAGTTGCTTCAACACCTCTTCTGAAAGTTTTATATTGGTCCATATCAACTGTGCCATCTGACTTTGTGAAGCTCTTCATCAATTGTCTTTCGTCACCCTTAGGTACAGACCATCCAACCACTACTTTTAGTTGGCGGAACTCTTTCTTTTTGGCGGCTCGGTCTTCCTTGAAGCCTTCCTCTAACTCGCCCAGCCTGCTGTTGCCAGCCTGGAGTATTTTTTTATACTTTCCAGCCTTATCCCTTAGTTTGGTGAGAGCTTTCTGCACTGTTCTAGTGGGAGATGTTCTCTGTTCTTCTTTTTTTCTAATATTTTTAGAAGTTTTTGTGATGTCTTTTGCTAAGTCGGCTGCTGCACCTGTAGGAAACAAAAACTGCAAATAGTTTATATTAGCTAGCTCTGCCAATGTTCCAAAGTACAATTGCATTTCAGCTTCTATGATATAATCGCCCTCATGCTTGTTGTTATAGTTCCAAGAAAAAGACTTTATACCTGAGTCGGAACCTTTCTGGCTTCGAGGAGCAAGAAGATCATTTATAGACCCACCAGCACGCAAGTTGGCTATTGCTTTAGCATACTCTCCAGTAGTGTAATCACTAAAATAAATCTCTTCTTCGTTCCCGTCTTGATCTACCATAAAAAACCTTAAAAGAGGTTGTAGATATGCTAGTTGTGCTGGTGTAGCATGGACAAACCCTCCAAACAAAGGAGAGCTAGTTGGTGCCTTGCCCCTTCGGGCTATTACATCAGTGAATACGCCAGGTGGAACTGTATCGAGAAGTTTTCTAATATTAACATCTTTCCCACGATCTGTGTTCTTAAAAAAAGTCGCAAACTGGTCTATTTCATTTATAAAGAATGTTTGTACATTTTCAGCGTACTTTTGAATAGCATCCTTTTTTAGCTTGCGTGAGCGTTCTTCTTCAAAGCGTTGATTAGCAGTCGCCTCTCTTTGCCTAGCAAGCTGCTCCTCTTTATCTTTTTTGCTCTGGGCGGCTTGAACAAATAAGCTCCGTGCCTCCCTAGCTGTCAAGACACGTCCATTTGCAAGTACAAACTGTCCCGTTGTTCTATCTTGATATACGCCGCCAGTTAGTGGCGTGAAGTTAGTTGGATTGTTTTGTACTGGGGCTGAACCTTCTCTAGGCGTGAAGTTTAGCTTGTTCTGTAATGTTATTCTTTCTCTTTCCGAAAGCTCCGCAGAAGGCTCTTCTTGTTGTAGCCTTTCTCTGCGTTCTTCTATTCTTTTTTGCTCCGCTTGTTTTTGTTGGCGTTTGTTTCGTGATAAAGCCTCATCAACGATCCGCTGTCGCTTCTCTTTTAGTTTTTTCTCTTTTTCAGCTTCAGCAGCACGAGCGGCAGCCTCAAGCTCTTCCATGAATGGATCCGACATTACTTAATATATCCCAACACTTGATCTAGTGGGAGAGGTACATAGTACTGGTCTCCAACTTTAAACTCTGCCTCAGATGCCTTTTCGTTATACCAAGCAATAACCCACCAATACTCTGCTGAGCCATAGTATTTTGCTGCAACGTTATAAAGTTTATCTGTAGCACCCCACACAAGAAGGACGTTATTTAAACTTCCAATCTCCTCTGCCGAAGGATAAGAAATTTGTGGTGAATCATACTGATAAGTCTCTTCTATATCACGATTTTTAAAAAATACGTTTCTATAGTTCTTGTCGTTATTAAGAAAAAGTTCTCTTCTGCTGTATCTTGAGTAAGGCATTAGGATTTCCTAGTAAGTGCTTTGTCTGCTTGAGCAGCAGCAACACGGTTTTGAGGGCTTCCCTCCTCTGCCTTTACGGCAGGTGTCCCTCTATTAGTTCTAGTTTGCTTTATGGGAAGATTTGTAGCATATGGGTAGTTTGAGAAGTCATCTTTTATTTTCTTATCCCGAAAACTAAATCTTGTCCCCTCCTTATTGGACCTTTTAAATCCAAGAGAATGCTCATGAAGAACATTGAACTCTGTGTTTAGTCTAAAGGTTTTTGGATAATATTCCACACCCTCTTTGCTGTTCTCTAGGTTGTGAAACATTCCGAACTCAAGAGCAGGGTCAAAGGTAAAACCGTTTGCATACCCTAGAAGACCTTGCCCTGTCTTTGCGTCTCTTATAAGATTCCCAAAGCTTATACGCAATAATGGACTTTGATTGATTGCAGTTGCACCACTGGACTCTTCTTCATAGAGAGGGTACAAGTAGCTCATAAGTTCATTGACTTTTAACAAGTTCTGTCTTGCATCTTCGTAAGATTCTGCTGGGACATTCCAAGCAAGAGATAGTGCTCTTCTTGTGTTGATAAATGTTGAGATTGGGTCCATACGCCCATAAACGTCTTCTGAGTTCCACTGAGATGTATAAGCATCACTGAACATCTCTAGGTATGCTGGGAACTCTACTGTATTGTTTGTAGGGACGTGAGTTATTGTTAGCTTCATTCTGTCTAGTGACTGTACCATTTTTTATTCACTCCCTTAGTTTGGCCTTACAGGGTCAAGCTTGACGTTCATAATCTTCTCCACTACTGTTCCCATTTCTCTGCCGTCCATCATCATTCTGACGGGTAGTGTCATTTCCTTGACCACAATAGATCCGCCACCAGAAGAGCCGCCGCCAGAGGGCATAACGCCAGATGTCATTGACGGGGCAGAACCAGCACTTGAGAAGGCACCCATATCTTTTGCAGCTAAAGCAGCATCCAAGCCAACACTGGCAGCAGTACCAAGCCCCGGAACTGTACCAGCAGCACCTGAAAGTATCTCCAACCCTGCACCACTAAAATCTCCTGCAAGGGCTCTTTGTCCTGCGAACAAGATTCCTGCACCAAGTCCCAGAAGAGGAATTTTTTTAAGAGCCGACTTGCCACCAAGCTTTCCTAGTTTGGAAAATATCCCTCCAGCCCGCTGCCCACCAGCCCTAGCTCGACCGCCGCCCTTCATCATCTGTCCGCCTTTGTATTCCTTACCAAAGATGGATTCACCAATACGGCTAAATAATCCTGCTCTTCCTTTTGGTCTTGATTTGGGACCCCTGCCGCCACGACCGCTACGAACAACATCAGTTATCATTGCGATGTCACCAGCAACACCCAAAGCAGAAGCTCCAAGTTGGATAGCACCCATAATACCACCTGCACCGCCGAGCCCAGTAGACAGTGTGCCTATCTGCTCTCCAAGTCCTTGAACTGCACTGGCTTGTAGCTTTATTACGCCACTTAGATCGCCCATTGCCATAGTCAGAGGGTTTTTCTTTATGAGGGCTTCTGTAAGCTGCTCCATTGCAGCGGTGGCTCGATCTTGGCTTTTAACAAGAAGTTCTTGCGGTGTCTTTTCTGCCCTAAAGGCTCCAATATCTATACCTTCGCCAAAGGTCTTAGCAGCTTGCTCAACACTTACCCCCAAGATGCCTGCAATCATCTGCTTCTGGCGACGATCCATAGTTTCAAAGTTTTTGCCTTGAAGCTGGAACTCAGAACGTAGAATGTCTAGTCTTTCATCTGAACTTGCCCTCATTAGTTCTACAGAGTTTAGCTGAAGTCCTAACTGGGCATTCAAGCGACCAGCAACATTTGCGGCACTTTCAAAAGTATCGAAAAGTTCCGTAATGTCAAATGCTTCTTTGATGCCAAGCCCTAACGAACGAGCACGTTTAGCGAGACCCTCAAATACTTGAACACCTTGAGCACCAAAACGAGCAAGCTCTGGACCAACGTCTGACAAATCCTTAAGCACTGCTTCTAGTGGGCGACCAGTTATATTAGCTACGTCTTCCATTCGCTTGGTTGCAGCGATAGCAGCATCAGAAGTTAAGCCAAATGAGAACCTTATACGCTCTTGGGCAGCAGCAAAAGTCTCAAAATCAACCCCAAGAATGGCGAAGTCTTTTGATAGGCTTACTAGGCTTTTGCGATTTTCAGCAGCCATTGCGTCAAACGCACTAAAGTTCCTTGATAGCGATATGATTGACTTGCTGACGTCTTCACTTGTAAGACCAACATTAAGAAACTCGTTTCTCAACCCCATAAAGGTTTTAGTGTGCCTGTTTGCAAAACCTGTCTGACGACGTATATCAACGCTCAAACCTTGAATGCGGAAAGACAGGTCTCTAATAGCTACAACCTGATCCATTGTGCCTTTTAGAGAGCTTGTCTGCATCCCCGTAAAAGCATCAAATGTTGAAGTAGCCTTGTCATACGCTGCGGTAAGCAGGCCAGTAGCTTTTTTAAGAGCTTCCTGCTGTTTAGTTGCCTCATGAAGAGCCTTCTGAGTATCTAATATCTGCTTTTCGTTTTCATTTAACTTTTCAGTACTAGAATCAACCGCTTTGTTGTATTCCTCAAGAGATATTTTCCCTTGATCTAGCTGTGCTTTTAGTTCCTTTTGGGCCTTAAGATTCTTAAGGGCTGCTTTGTAAGCCTCTTCGTCTATTATCCTAAGGTCTTCAAGCTGTTTCCGTAAGTCTTCGATGTTAGCCATCAATCAGCCCCTCAGTTACGAATAGGCCAGTTAATACCAGCTTCCCTTTCAAATCTCTTGATAGCAACATCAAGCTTTGCTTTTTGCTTATAAGTCAATGGGTCATCAAGTCCATACTTCTTGATATAATCCATATATCTTTTTTCATTAACGAGAGTGTCTGTGAATCTCTCTACTTCTATTCTGTTCCCTCGAACACGAACAGGTATTCTGCGACCCTTGTACATCTTAGACAAGAGGTACTGAATCCAAGCAGCGAAGACATTTAGGATATTTTCATTGAGTTGCTGCTCCTCACGGAGAGCAGTCAAATCTAGAACCTCATTTTCAAAATCAATATTCATATAGACAAACCTCGCATACGTCTGCCTAATAAATAGTTGTTAAATACATTTATCACGGTTTATAAGTTCTGCCACGACCAGAGCTTTGGGTTGATTGCTGGGTTTGCTGTGCTTCGTCTTTTTTCTGCTTTACCAAGCGTTCTAAAAACCACACACGAACATTTACAGGCAGGTTATAAGTCTCGAAGAAGCTCCAACCGCCGTGATACTTTAGTTGGAACAGTTGCTCATAAACGCTTTCTATGTATTCGCTATTCAGGCCAAAAAAAGTCTAAACCAAGCGGAACCTCCAGGTCCGCTTCATATCCGCAATTGTTACACTCATAGTTCTGAGTCAAATCAATATTTGGAACAAGTTGTGAATATGTCTTTCTTAGAACTCTTGCATCTCGTGCAGGCATTGTCTGAATGAATGTCTCAATAGACATTGGGTCAGCTTGACCATTTACTGAAACAATGAAAGATCTGATTGCGTCTGTCGTAGCAGATGATTGCATCTTGCGCTTTTCTTTTCTTTCTGTTTCCTTCATTAGGCGTGTTTCGTCTTCAGCAGTCAAGAACCTGCAAGCTACAACAGCTTTGGTCATTGGAAGAGGAATCTCTACAAGTCCGTCCTGACTTATGGTCAATGAGTTCTCTTGAGCCGCTGAGACAAAGTCAATCATTGATGGCTCTGAGATGTCAAATGAGTAATCTTCTGTATTGGTGCAGGCTGGACATGATACATTAGTTTCGTATTCTGGTCCGTACCCTGTTCTCCTAGCAGCTACTAGAAGTGCGTTCTTATCGCCTACAAGGAGTGTTTTAATATTAATGCTTTTATCTACCAGCAGGTTCTGTAGCATACGGTCCAAGGCTACACCTTCTTTTAGAAGGGATCTTGAAGTTAGTATATCTTCTTCTTTTGCCGTCATAAAACGGATCTCAACGGTCTTCTGGTTATGAAGAGGGTGATCCGTTGAATAAAACATTCCCTGACTTGGTAGTTCTACAAACTCAGTTGGAACTGACCAACTAAAGCTTGGACCTCCTGTATTAGAAGGGACTCCAATACCTACTGCTGCGGTGGTTGCAGCAGGGGTCTCGTCTTGCAATGGTGTATTGTTCAAACCTAAACGGTCTTGGTTTCTACTCATGTTTTGTAACCTTTCTTTTTATAGTGTAACTTATTAACTCTTTGGTGTAAAGAGTCTAATTAGCCACGAGTAGATGGCGGAGAAGTATTGGATACGCCGCTACGCTTAAGCTCAGCCCAATCATATGTGATTTCACAAGTGACTTCTACCATGTCATCAGAATCGTAAGATAGTGTTCCGCCGAAATCAATGTTAGTGATGATTGGATTCACTAGCTCCCAACGCTCAACTTCGTTACCGTCAGCATCAATCTGCTTAAGAACTATAGAGCCAATAGCATCTTTAAATGCTTTCTTGCTCAAGCTGATTTTAGCAACGTTGGCTGTGTCTGGGTACTTGTATCCAGAAGCTCCGAGGATATCTAAAAAGGCATAGGACAAGTCAGGTTGAACAGGATCAACTAGAGTCACAGTGATTGGATTCCAGGTTACACGACCTGGAAAGTTGAATGTGTGGTCAATATATTGGTGAGTAATAGTACTCACAGCAGCGACTGGCTTTGTAGCAGTCTTCACGGTCCATACAGGAATATCTCCTGCTTGGTTACCGTTTCTAGAAGTGAAACTTAGTTCAAACCGAAATTGACGTTTTGGTTCGCTATTTGCTTGACCCCAAAATAGACTTGCCATTGTTTATTTAGCTCCTCGTAATAAATAGTTATCCAGCGGATTAATCCTCGAAAGATGCCCCACTGTTTGTGATTATGAAGTCGATTGCGAAGAACTCTACAGCACGGGTTGGCTTCACGTACAACTTAGCATAAATGATGTTGCGATCGATAAGATCTGGTGTGGTTGTTGATTCGTCCAAGATTAGTCGGAAGTCCTCAATACCGAACTGAGCCTTGACATCACGAAGGACTGGCTCAGCCTGACCCAAGAAGCGATCCCATGTTGCTTGTGCATTTGGAGCAAATAGAAGCCTTGAGGCGATGAAAGAGATCTCACGCTTCAAGTAAATCATCAAGCGACGGACATTGATTCGATCAAGAGCACTTGCTGTTTGTTGTAGTGTCTTTTGTCCGAAGATGACAATCCCTTCTGCTGGGAACTTGGCGATTGGGTTAATGTTGTTTTCATAGAGTGTGTCACGATCGTCAGATGTTAATCTGCGTGATACGTCTAAAACTGGGACGCCAGCAGCACCTTCGCTTAGACCGCCACGAGTGAAGCCTGCTGGGGCAAACCAAGGTGCCTGAAGTCTGTCTGTATTAGACAAGACGCCAAGGGCAGCGACTGATGGTGGTGACCATAGTCTCTGGTTTGTTTCAGTGTCCAAAATGCTTACCCAAGGGTAGTATGTAGCGCCATAGCTGTTATTGATGCTGCGGGTAGCTAGGGCAGAAGCGGCACGGTCTGGTGTGTTGTTGGAGTTTCTGTCTTCCGCAGAACCAGTGTCTTCTGTGTCTGGTGTGTAAGCATTTTCAATATCAATGATCGCTAGGGCGTCGCCACGCTCTTCAGCAGTATCCAAAAGATCGTTTGTTACTGTTTCGTTTGTAATACCTGGCATTACGATAGCATTCATCGATACATCGTCTGGGCTGGAGACAATGTTAATTGCTTTTCTCAAAGAGTAGATTTCATAAGAAGTGTCTTCTGTCTGGTTATCCATCTTAGTATTACGGAAAGCTTCACGCTCTGTAATATCTAGACCATCAAAGCCACCATGCAATACAGTTGTAAATCGGTCAAGACCTTCGCTTAGTGTGTCTGTGTAGTTACCAACACTTTTGCCATCAGCACGGTAGCTGTTATTGTAAGTATAACCAGCAGCAGTAGAGCCTGAGATGTTGTCTAGGGAGAAGACCCAAGAGATATTTACAGCAGAACCTGTCTGAGCGAATGTTTCACCCTCAACGTCAAGGTCAGTGTTAGCTGGGTTCTCATTAAAGCTAGAGAGGTCGAAAGTTCTTGCTCTTAGCATATCTGTTATTTCTGGGTTGTAGAAAGTGTCGCTTCTGGAACGACCTGTCCAGGCACCCCAGAAAGTATTCTTTTTATTTCTTGGGCTTCCATCAGTGCTGTTTAGACGCAATGGAACGCTTGGGAACTGAATGGAGCCACTGAAGCTATCACCGCCGACAACATCTAGAGATAGAATATCGTTGTTACCCGCTAGGTGGCCCGCAGTGCCGTAGTTAGTAGAGTTATTACCGTCAAGCATTGTGCGGTAATCACCTCTAGAAGCAGCGGCTGGTGTAGAGGGAACTGAAAACCCTTCTGATCCGCTGACCAAACCAACGTTTCTGTACTTTGTTGGGCCGAAGACGCCGAATGGTAGCCAGCGTGTTTCACCAGAGCCGACAGCGACGTCGTCGTTCATTACGACACGGATGTAGTTAGATTGGTTTTCGAACTCACCATATTCTACATTACGCTGAGCAGTGGTGCTATAGACTTGATAGCGGTCACCGATCCTCTTAGCAATGTAGTCTTCAGATGCTGGGTTCAAGTTCAAATCATCAAATCGCTCTAGGATGATTTGTCTGTTATCGGTATCGTTAATATCACGAACCAATACTGAGAAGGAACCATAGCTCTGATAATCACCTGTAGGTGCCTTAATGTTTGATATAGAGATTTTTACTTCCCTTTGAGCCCACTCACCTGCGGATAGAGCTTCAAGACGGAAGAGTTGTTGCTGGTCACGAGCAGCGTAAGAGCCTGTGTTTGTGCTAAGGTCCTGTGAAATGAACCAGCCTGTTGTTGCTCTTGTAGCAGCAGCACGCCAGTTGTTTTGCTGGACGCTTACGTTTGTATTATTCTCGACCATTGGAAGAATGGCTGCATGATACTTGGTAGTGTCACCACCAGCCAACAAACCAATGCCTGTAGAGCTAGTATGCTCAATGGAATACTCAAAAGATTCACCAAGCCAGTAGAAACCACCTTGGTAATATGTTCTTGTTGAGGCTGCTGTAATAGCAGAGTTAGTGATTGTTGGATTTGTGTTTAGAGCTTTACGAATAAAGTTAGGACTACTTGGATCCAAGCTTACTTTAAGCTCTTCATCTGTGCTGCCGCTTACGAAGACAAGCTTGAAGTCACCATTTGTTGGCACTTCATAAAGAGTAGAGCCATTCTTCCCTGTGGTTGTTGAGCCAGAAAGAAGAACTCGCCCATTTGTGTAGAACTGAGCAGCAACTGCACCGCTAATATGGGCAGGAGCAGAAGAGCTAACAGAAGCGGACGGCCAAACAACAAGAGCAAAAACACCACCATCATTAGACGATGTTGCTGGATTGACTTCCCAGCCTGCCTTTCCAGCATCAGCTACACCAGTCTTCTGGTCACCAAGAACTCGAAGGAAGGTAAGAGGAGAGTTATTTCTCAACCAAGCCTTGGCAGCATATGCAGCGTAGGTTGGAGCAGTGTTGTTGCCTTCACGCCAGGTGTCGCCACCTTCGTTGCCAGCAACAGGATTACCGAAAGTTTGCACAAAGTCAGAAAAAGATTCTACTTGTACAGGTTTGTCAGCAGGTCCCTTGCGAGCACGACCAATAACTACTGGTCCTACTTCGGTTGGTACGGCTGGAAGTTGTGATTGATCGATTTCGTCAATGAACACTCCAGGTGAAATGAACTTAAACTTTTTAGAAGAGTTGTCAGCCATCGAAATGTATTCTCCTCGGTCTTATGCGTATAGTACGGTATTCAAGAATTTACACTAAATACCAATAATAAATAGTAGGGCGGTATTCCAAACGCCAGGTTGTTATGATCTGTATTTATCTTTTCTGCCCGCATGGAACTCAGGCTCGTCGCCCACCACTGTTCTTTCCCTACCAATTGTAACTTCAGCGGCGGATTCACGGCGGATTACAGCAGGAACATCCTCATTCTTATCTGCTCCTAAGATATATCCCAACACTGTGATTGTTGTTGTAGATTTAAACATTCTTTCGTCTGTGTTTAGTCCTGAGTTATTGCTCTCGTTTGAGAATGTTTCGTCACCAAAGGCTTCATAGACATTCCCTTCGTGCTCAATCTTAAAGGCCACTGGAGTTGAGAACCTTCCCATCATCGCAGCAATGATTTCGTTCATCTGCTGTTGAAACTCTGTGGCCATCTTAATCTCGTAGGTTATCTCTACATAAGTTGGCATTGGGACATACAGTGTATCATACACTACCTTTTCATTGTCAAAAGGGAATGTGCTTTGATTATATTTTCTTTGTGCCGTCGCATTCGCACGGTCTCTTGATTTCTCTTGATTGACTTGGCGAGCGATTGGGATTGAGCCACCACGCTTGTAAAAGCCGAAATATGGCGGAATATAGACACCATACTTACCCTTGTTAGAAGGGTTATTAACCATTTGGCCACGAACAATAGAGATAAGTGGGTATTCTAGTGTTCTACCGTTCTTGCGTAGTTCAGGGTCGTCCTTGATTGAAAAAGCACGCTCTGGGGAAGCAAAGAGAACGGGCACTTTGCGGAAGCCTTCATTTGTGTT